AGTTACTACAAAGTAACTAAAGCAGAAAACAGTCACGACTGTGACTACGGGCCTTGTCGTCTTTACGAGTTTAAATATAACGGCAAATCATTTCAACTGGGTATTTACGAAGATACTAAATTTGTGTCGATTTTAGAAGGAGAGAAAGATTAATGGAAGACATTATAAGCTTAACACCTAAACAAGTTAAAGGTTTAGTGTGGCATTTGAACGAAGAACTGTATCGTCAACAGGTACACGGTGGTAATGACAGTCGTATTATTACTGAAAGGCTGTTGGAATTGTGTGTTAGTTTTTACAACAATACTAATATTGCTTCTTCCTTTAAAGAACAGGAAAAGGAACAACGTGAATTAGAGCTTGCTCAACATTCTCCAAGCCCTCGTGGGATATATAACTTGTTAAAAGAGAATGAAGTTACTTTGATTGACGGTACTAAATGGTCATCTAAAGAATACGAAAAAGCTTTTAAACGTGGGTAAATGGCAGAAGCATGTTGCGTGTGAAGAGTGTGGCTCTTCAGACGCTAATACCCTGTATGAAGACGGATCTTACTGGTGTTATAGCTGTCATACATACACCCCTAAAGATAAAGAAGGAGAAGATAGTAATATGCCTACATCCATAGCAGGTTCAGTACGGGGTCAGTTTGAACAAACCTCTCTCAAATATGTAACAGATCTTAAAACATCTGCAATAACAGACAGGGGGATTACTCTTGAAACCTGTAAGAAATATGGTGTTAAAACAGTTACCGATGAAGACGGTAACATCACACACCATCAATACCCTTACTATGACAAACATAACTCTTTGGTGGCTTACAAGATACGTGAAGTAGAAACTAAAGGCTTCCGCACTTCCGGTAGTTGGCCCATAACAGGACTCTTTGGACAACATCTCTTTAACAGTTCCGCTAAATACATAACGGTTTGTGAAGGCGAACTGGATGCACTAGCCGCACACCAGATGCTTGGTAACTATCCTGTTGTTTCTATACGTAACGGTGCTGGATCAGCCTTAAAAGACTGTAAACGTTCCCTTCAGTTTCTTGATAGTTTTGATAATGTAGTTATTTGCTTTGACTCTGATAGTGTAGGACGTAAAGCTGCACAAGAAGTAGCTGACTTATTCTCGCCGGGAAAATGCCACATTCTAACAACTGCTCTTAAAGATCCTTGTGATTACTTAACACAACGGAAGACTAAAGACTTTGTTTCGGAATGGTTTAACAACAAGAAACAATATACTCCTGATGGTATCATTTGCCTTGCTGACATGTGGGATACTTTATCACAACGTGATGAAATTGTTTCAGTTGATTACCCGTGGTCAGGCACACAACGTCTGACTTACGGCATGAGGATCGGAGAGCTTTGTACATTTGCAGCAGGAACAGGTGCAGGTAAAAGTACAACAGTAAGAGAACTGGCTTATCACATTCTTATGACAAGCACTTATAATATCGGTATGTTGTTTCTTGAAGAAAGTGTTAAACGTACAGGTCTGGCTCTTCTTGGTATCCATGCAAACAAACCTATGCATCTTCCTACTTGTGAATATACCCAAGAAGAATTTAAAGAAGCTTTTGACGCTATCAGTATGGACAGACGTGTGTTTCTTTTTGATCACTTTGGTTCGTGGGGCATAGATCAGCTTCTTTCCCGTATAAGATTTATGGCTAAAGGTTTGGACTGTAAGTTTATATTTCTTGATCACATATCTATTATCGTTTCAGCCCAAGATTTTGGTGATGAACGTAAAGCGATAGATGAAGTAATGACCAAGCTTCGTATGCTTGTACAGGAGCTTAATATACATCTTGGTATTGTTACTCATCTTAAACGTGTAGCTAATGGTGGACATGAGGAAGGACATAATGTATCACTGAGCCATCTTAGGGGAAGTCAGGGAATTGCTCAACTATCAGATATGGTATTGGGATTGGAACGCGACTCACAGAATGAAGATGAAGTGATACGTAATACTACTTTGGTTCGTGTCTTGAAGAATAGATTCAGTGGTGATACTGGCCCTGCTTCTTATCTTAGATACGATAGGGTAACAGGACGGCAAACTGAAACAGATAGATCAGAAATAGAAGAAACTGATGAAACTGATTCTTGACATAGAAACAGATGACCTTGATGCTACATGTATTCATGTAGTTGTTTGTAAGAATATTGATACAGGAAAGGTACGTTCTTTTAGAGAGTGGGAAAAGAACAAGCTGCAATCGTATCTTGACTCTACTGAACAACTTATAATGCATAACGGTATTTCATTTGATCTTCCAGTATTGGAACGTTTGTGGGGGATCTCCTTTCCTTACACTAAGGTTATCGACACTCTTATAATAAGCCAACTTCACAACCCTATACGGGATGGTGGTAACGGTCTGAAAAACTGGGGAGATATTCTTGAATTTCCAAAGATGTCTGCTCCTTCATCTTTCAAGGCATATACCCCACGTATGCAGCTATACTGTGAGCGTGATGTAGCTGTTACAGAAAAGGTTTACCACCATCTCCGTTCCGTTATGAAGGATTGGTCACGTCATTCAGTTAAGCTGGAACATACTGTACGAAGACTACTTGACATTCAGAAAACAAACGGGTTCTTTATAGACAGAGAAAAGGTACAGCTTCTTGTTGCTGCTCTGTCTGATGAAAGCGGAGAGCTTGAAGATCATCTTGTTGAAGTGTTTGAACCAACAATAAAAGAACTTAAAACTAAAACAAATATCATTCCCTTTAATCCTCAAAGCCGTAAACAAATCGGAGAACGTCTTGTTAAACGTGGATGGAAGCCTACACAATTTACAGAAAAGACAGGGCTTCCTGTTATCAACGAAGCGACTCTTAAAGGCTGTACCATACCGGAAGTAAAACACATACAGAAATATATGTTACTTAACAAACGCACTTCTCAAATCTCTTCATGGGTAAAGGCTATCAACCCACACACAGGTCGGGTACATGGTAATGTCATTACTATAGGTGCGGTAACCAATCGTATGAGCCATAACTCTCCCAACATGGCTCAAATACCAGCTTCTTATTCACCATACGGAAAGGAATGTCGTGAATGCTGGACAGTGGAAGACGTTGACAACTACCGTTTGGTAGGAGTTGATGCGTCTGGGTTAGAGTTACGCTGTCTGGCTCACTACATTGATGATCCAAAGTACACAAAAGAAATACTGGAAGGTGATGTACACACTGCTAATCAAAGAATGGCTGGACTAAGAACACGTGATCAGGCAAAAACTTTCATTTATGCCTTTCTTTATGGGGCCGGACCTTCCAAAATAGGTTCTATAATTAATAAGAGTGCAGGTGCAGGACAGAATTTAATTACAAAGTTTCTGAAAGCTATGCCTAAACTATCTCATTTTAGAGAAAGTACCATGACAGAAGCTGAAGAAACAGGAATGATGAAAGGTTTGGATGGTAGATATTTCCATAGTAAAAGCACACACTCAGCGGTTAACACGCTTCTTCAAGGGGCAGGTGCTATCATATGCAAAGAATGGCTATGTCACATGACTGACTATATAAATGAAAAAGGATTAGATGTTAAACCCGTTGCTAATATACACGATGAAGTTCAATTTGAAGTACATAAAACAGACACACAAGAGTTTTGTACACTGTCACAACAAGCAATGAAGGACACCGAAGAAAGTCTTAATGTACGATGTCCTTTAGATAGTGAAGCCAAGATTGGATTAAACTGGTCGGAGACACATTAATATGGTTTACGCGGATAAAGATAAAAGAAAAGCTACCAGAAGAAAATGGTGGAAAGAAAACGGACACAAGTATAAACCTATACTTAACAATCGTAGACGTGAACGTCGGTACGAAAAGAAAACAAAAGCTATTGAATATAAAGGAGGTATGTGTGAACATTGTAAACAGACTTTTGAATATGCACGTACTTATGACTTTCACCATCCAGATCCTTCACAAAAAGATATTTCTTTAGGCTCTGGAACTGACATATTTAAACGATCTTGGGAAAAAATAAAGCCTGAGATTGACAAATGCATTCTTCTTTGTGCAAATTGTCATCGAATTGAACATGCTAAATGGGATAGAGATAAAACGATATGATTGATGAAGTAATTATAAAACCTCAATGGGTCAAAGATGCTGAAGCTAAATCAAAAGCATTAGGTGTTCTTAATAATTCTATTTCAAAAGGAAAAGGAAATGTACTTGGCTTTGTAGGTGAGTATGCGGTTCTGTCTTTATTAAAAGAAGGTCACATGTCAAATACTTATGACTATGATATTGAAACCCCTACAAGTACTATTGATGTAAAGACAAAGAGATGTAAGTCTAAACCCCATCCCCATTACATGTGTACTATTGCGGCTTACAATACAAAGCAAAGATGTAGTCACTATGTATTTGTACGAATGCTTTCAGACTATAGTAAATGCTGGGTGTGTGGATGGATACAAAAGAAGAAGTATTTTAATGAAGCGAAGTTTCTTAACAAAGGAGAGGAGGATGGTGACAACGGATTTATTATAAAAGCAGACTGTTACAACTTACCGATAGAAAAACTTAACGACATTGAATTTTTTTCTTGACAGGCAATTCTGCGTTGTTTACGGTAGGTTTACTTTGAAACTTAATTGAAACTTATAGAAAAAAGGATAGAAAACTATGCCAGTAATTTCTGGAAAAGCCTATTGGGCATTTATCGACACTCCTCGTACCTCTCCGCTTGACCCTGATAAACCACGCTACTCTGTGGATATCGGTAATCTTGACAAATCAAATGTCAAGCTTGCTAAAGATCTTGGATTGAATGTGAAAACTGACGATCCTGATTCGGGTAAAGCAAATGCAGGTCAGCGTGAAAAGTATGTCACGTTACGTGCATATGGGTTGGACTTTGACGGTAATCCCAAACCTCGTATTCCATTGGTAGATACGTCTAACAAACAGCTTGACGAAAGAATGTATCGTCGGTTGGGGAATGGATCTGATATTAATGTCAAGTTCCATTCAAAGACTACCAAATCTGGATTCGTTCAGTTTCATCTTGATGCCATACAGGTTATCAACTTACTTGAATATGATCCGCCGGAAGATGATGAGGATCGAGATGTTACTTTTGATGTAGTCAAAGATGGCTATAAAGCAGAAGTAGCTGAAGACGCTCCCTTTTAATTAGTCCACTTTCCATAAACTCAGAGGTGATAGTAGCATGCCGACTCGTAACTTATCCACAATAACACAAGATTTTCAATCTTTATGGGACAACGCTGTTGCTCCTTGCAGCGAAGACCTTAAAGTATTTTGTGATAATGTGGGTGCTGCTATCACCTCATCTTTTTTAGATCAGAACAAAGAAAGAACTGTATTAAGGATGTCCAGTATTGGCAAACCTTTCCGCCAGTTATGGTATGAAACTCATTACCCTGAAATGAATGAAGAAAACAGAAATGAATACAGCCTGATGATAAAGTTTCTGTATGGTCATATTCTGGAAGAACTGCTTGTTCTTCTTCTTAAAACTTCAGGACATTCAGTAGAGGAGCAACAAAAAGAACATGACATAGATGGTGTTAAAGGTCACCAAGATGCACGTGTAGACGGAGTACTGGTTGATTTTAAATCAGCTTCAGGAAGATCCTTTGCCAAGTTTAAAAACCAAAGACTTGTAGAAGATGATCCGTTTGGGTATGTAGGACAGATATCAGCATATGCCTCTGCTAATAATGATAAAGAAGCTGCTTTTATTGTTATAGATAAACAGTCAGGTGAAGTAACAGTGATGCCTATTCATAGTTTGGAAATGATAGATCCTGAAGAAAGAATACAGAAGTTAAAAGATGCTTTGGAAAAAGATGTTCCACCTGATAAGTGTTACTCTTCTGTCACTGATGGACAGTCCGGTAACTTAAAGCTCAACTCCAATTGTAGCTGGTGCAGGTTCAAGTTTGATTGTTGGGCAGATGCGAATGACGGTAAAGGACTGAGAGGCTTTAAGTATGCTAATGGAATACGATACCTTACTCAAGTAAGAAAGGTTCCTAACGTTGAAGAACTCACACCTAGCTTTTAGATCTAAGTTTGAAGAGATGGTCTACGAAGACATGTCTCACAGAGAAATTAAAGCGGAGTATGAACCCTTTAAGATTGACTATACTATTCCTGAATCTTACAAAAGATACACTCCTGATTTTGTATTAGAGAATGGAATTTGTATTGAATGTAAAGGATGGTTTCCTTTAAAGGACAGAAAGAAAATGATATTTGTCAGAAGTTCTCACCCTACACTTGACATTAGATTCATTTTTATGGATGCTGATGTTAAGATAAGAAAGGGAAGTAAAAAAACTATTGGTATGTGGGCCACTGATAATGAGTTTATGTGGGCCAGAGAAACCATACCTCAAAGCTGGGTTAATGAAAAAGAAGACGCACACAAAGAACGAACACATAGGGATGTCGATCACCGCCTCTACCTCAAAGGAAAATATGGAGACTACTCATGGGTATGAAACATCTGTGTCAGTTTATTCTCATGGAGATTCATGGTCTTATTTTTCACAAAGGTACTTGGCTAATGAAGAACAGGAAGAAGGAAAACAAAGCAGCCCGGAACGTGTTATGTTTATAGCTGTATTTCTTCAGTCTCTTTTAGACGCAACTAAACCGGAGTATGAAGGAGAACCACGCTTATCTGTAGCAAACCGTGACTGTGCTGTTAAATGGTTCACTCAGCCAGAGTGTGTGACTGCTTCTACTTTTGAACCCATTTGTGAATTAGCAGGTATAGATCCTCAATATGCCAGAAACTATTTTAATTTAATAATGGAAGGGGAAAGGGAGTTTACATACAGACGTATTAACATACTGTTGAACTCGACAAAGACATGACAAAAGAAAAAGAATCTGTACTCGATTTAGATAAAGAACAGATCATTTTGTATAATGACATCTATAAGCTTATCAGTCCTTATATAAAACCAGATGATCCTGATTCTTTGTTGATGACATCAGGTACACTACTTGCTGTTTCCATCCAGCTTTATACAGCTATGTATAAGGATGATAAAACAATTGAAAGTATATTAGAGAACGCTAAAGAATCTCTTCCCAAACTACGAGACTCTATACATAAAGAAATTCACGCTACAACTTTCCATTAAGAGAGGTACATATGTTTATTGCATTTAGTATAATTTCGTCCTTGCTTTTTGTTTCGGAGAAGAGTACATACTTTGAAAATGTTCAAGAGCAAATGGATGCTGGAGCGGAGTGGCACTACATAGGGAAGACCGCTGCTAATCCAAATGCTGAACAGATCTTTACCTTTCCTTCTGATAAAGGATCAAAAACAATTTTGTTTAAGTTAAAGAAAGATGATTAAAGCATTCTTTATAACTGCACTGGTTCATACCATTATGACACCTGATACAGGGTGGCTTCAGTGGACTCAAAGCTATGCTACAAAAGAAGCTTGCCATGAAGTAATCTGGAAAGACTTTGATAAAATCCATGAAGCTATTAAAAACAACATGGGTATGAAGTTAATAGGTATTCTCGAACTTCGATGTATGACTTATGACGAAGCTTTAAAACTTAATTCCAAATTAGGACACTAATATAAACTATGGTTGTAATTGAAAAGGACTTAGCAAAGGAGTATAAACAAATGGTGGAAGATAATGTCAACAATCCATCTCACTACAATCGAAAGAATATAGAAGCTATCTGTGCTATTGAGGCCAGTATGGATGCTGAAGATTTTCAAGGATACTTAAAAGGCAATACACTAAAATATATCTGGCGATATAAATATAAAACAAAACCTCTTGAAGATCTCGAAAAAGCACAGTACTATCTTAACCTATTGATAAAAAAGGTAAAAGAAGAATATGACTCGCCGTCGAAAGTCTCCTAATCCTAAACATGATTACATGGCATCAAAGCATAACGCTATGATTCTGGTTAATAATATTAAACGACATTATAGGAGCTATAACTACACTGATTTTGATATTTGGTGTGAGAAACAGAAGTTAGGTAATAATTATATTTGGATTGTGAGAAGTAACTTAGCAGAGAAACTTTACGACCTTTCGTAATAACCCACAACAAGGAGCATTTAAATTATGTCCGTGATGGAACGTAGTAACGACAACCCCATGTTTCGTTCTCTTTTTAGTGAAGATATTTTCATACAAAAATATCAACATGAAGGATGTGAAACGTGGTCAGATCTGGCACGTACTTTAGCATCTGACGTGTGTGATACATTCCTTAGTGAAGATGAAGTTAACGAACTAGCTAACATGATAAGCGATCTAAAGTTTATTCCCGGCGGTAGGTATCTTTACTATGCAGGAAGAGAAAACAAATTCTTTAATAATTGTTTCCTTCTTAAAGCTGAAGAGGACACACGGGAAGATTGGGCCAACCTTTCATGGAAAAGTGAAAGCTGTTTAATGACAGGGGGTGGTATCGGTATAGATTATTCAGTCTATCGTGGGTCAGGAGAGATCCTTCGTGGTACAGGCGGCGTTGCATCTGGTCCTATTCCAAAGATGCAGATGATAAACGAAATAGGCAGACGTGTTATGCAAGGCGGAAGTCGAAGGTCTGCTATCTATGCCAGCCTTAACTGGAAGCATAAAGATATAAATG